ATGCGGCGGCTGGCGCTTCTGGGACGGCAAGAAATGGGCGAAAGAAGAGACCGGTCAGGTAATGCGTCTTGCCAAGCAAACGGTGAAGCGGATGTTCGCGCTGTCCGAAGGCGAGAATAACGAGAAACTGTTCATGCACGCAAAAGCCAGCGAAGCCAAACCGAGGCTGGACGCGCTGATAAAGCTGGCGGAAAGCGAGGACGGCATTCCGGCGGTCGCAGGCGATTTTGACGCGGACGGAAAACTCATCAACTGCGGCAACGGCGCGTTCAATTTGTCAGCGGTAAAACTTTGCGAACACAAGCGGGAACACATGATTACGCGACAGATAGCCTACGATTACAACCCCGACGCCAACTGCCCGCGCTGGCTCAAGTTCCTTGACGAGATATTTCAAGGCGACAAGGAGCTGACAGCGTTCATGCAGCGCGCGGCGGGATATTCGCTGGGCGGCGATATTTCGGAGCATTGCCTGTTCATCTGTTACGGCACGGGGCGCAACGGCAAAAGCACGTTTTTGAAAACAATCTGGCGGATACTGGGGCCTTACGCGGCGGTTACGCCGTCAGCCACGCTGATGGAACGCCATGACGGCAATTCCAACAACGCGTCGCAAGAACTGGCGAAGCTCAAAGGCATACGCTTCGTGATGGCGTCGGAGGGCGAGAAAGGCCAAAAGCTCGCCGAGGCGCAGATAAAAGCCATGACCGGCGGCGAACCGATAAGCGCGCGGTTTCTCTACAGCAAGCCGTTCGAGTATGTCCCCGAGTTCAAAATCTGGCTGTCAACAAACTACAAGCCGAACATAAGCGGCACGGACCAAGGCATCTGGTCGCGCATCCGGCTGATACCGTTCAACGCGTATTTCGGCCCGGAGAGCGTGGACAAACATCTGGACGAGAAGCTCATGGCGGAGGCCGAAGGGATACTGGCGTGGCTGGCCGAGGGATTCCGGCTGTGGCATGAATACGGCTTGGGCGTGCCCGCCGTGATGGAACGCGCGCTGGACGAATACCGCGAGAAATCCGACCTCATGGGCGCGTTTATCGCGGAGTGCTGCGAACTGTCGCCCGGCGTTGAAGAGCTGGCTGGCAAGCTGTCCTCGGCGGCGCAGGCGTGGGCCAGAGAGAACGGCTACAAGGGCATAAGCCGCAACCAGATGTCCGATTACCTTGAGCGGCAGGGGCTGGTCAAAAAACGCGCCACAGCGGGCGTGTATGTAGACAAGTATGTGTGGTCCGGGGTTCAGCTTAAGCCGGATATGCAGCCGAAACAGTACGGGAGCTGGTATGACAATTAAAATAACCGTTACGGTTCAGGACAATGTTACGACTCGCGCACATGCGGAATATATACAGCATGGCACGGTTTTCGCCAAAGTCGCCAGAATCGCCAAAACGAAAAAACGCGGTTTTGGCGAACAGCGGCTCGTACGCACGCGAGTAATATATATTGTTCGCCAAATCGCCAATTCATTCCTGAAAGTTTCCATAAAGAAGCCTTCAAACCTATATCAGAAAAGTTCCGGAAATTCATGGCGACTTTGGCGAAAGTCCGAAGTTTACCAATACAAAAGCGTTCGCCAAAACTCAAAACCGGCTCGCCAATTCGCCAAAACGGGGTGTCCGCTATGGAAATAGAGCGCAGGAAACTGATGACGGCGGCCATAGACCGGATTTCAACAGATTGGATAGCGGGCGCATATAAAATCGCGGAGCAGAAGGACGCCAAGCTATTTAAAGCGATATGCGATTGCGAGAACCGGCTCAACGCGATATGGCTGGCGTGCCGGAGCAACAACGCTACGATGCGCCAGTTCACGAACGAGCTGGAGCATTGGGAAGCGTTGCACAAAACCGCGATAGATTTGGCGGCGAAGCATAAACAGGAAAACGATAACCCGATGTTGTTCAACGATTTCCCGGGGCAGAAGTTATGAGCTGGAATACGAAACGCGACACGCGGATAATCGCCATGTTGCGGCGCGGCCTTGCGCCAAAAGAGGTCGCGTTCAAAATGAAACTGCAATCGGTCGGCGTGGTTTACGAGCTTATCCGCAGAAGCAAACTTAACGCGTATGTTTTACGACGAGAAAGACGCTTGCAAGAATGTAGCCAAAGTTTAGGGCGTGACAAGAGTAAAGCGGTGCGGTAAACTATCAGTGTCGAGGTATACGCCGGGAGAACTATGGCGAATACCTCGATTTCTTTTTGCGTAAAATTTGCGTATACCTCGACAATATACGCCCTGCCCTGCGCCCTTAAAAATGGGCGCGGGGCTTCATTTTATGGCGGTAGCGCGGGCGCGCGAATACAGAACAAATCGGCCCCGCTGACCGCCATCTCTTTGCGCCCAAAGCTGAATAAAAGGTTACCCAAAGGCATAGCCGCTGGTTTAGCGAGCGGGCGCAATCTTTTCGCCGGAGGGATATATGCTTAAGCCTGAATATATTCCCGTCGGCAATCTTAAAGCCAATCCGCAGAATCCCCGTGTTATCAAGAACGACGCGTTCAAACGCCTGTGCGCCAGCATCAAGGAAGACCCTGCGTATTTTGAAGCGCGGCCCATCCTCGTCAACAAGGACATGGTGATATTCGCTGGCAACCAGCGTTACCGTGCTGCCGTTGAAATCGGGATGAAGGAAGTGCCGGTTATTGTCATGGACAATCCGGAGCTGGAAGCCAAGCGCATGTTGCGCGACAACATCTCGGCGGGCGATTGGGACATGGATATACTTGCCAACGACTTTGACGCGGATTTTCTGCGCGAAGTCGGGTTCAGTGATGACGAGCTTGGCGAACTCGGTAACGAGGCATTACTGGACGAGAACATGCTGGACGAAGTGCCCACCAAGTTGGAAGAAGCGATTACAAAGCCCGGCGACCTTTGGCTCCTCGGCAATCACCGGCTCCTTTGCGGCGACAGTTCAAAACCTGCGGATGTGGACAGGCTTTTAGACGGCGCAAGATTCCATCTCGTGAACCCCGACCCGCCTTACAATGTGAATGTCGCGCCGCGCAGCAACAACGCCGTCAATGCCGCGCTTGCGTCAGGCAATCTTATCGGACAACAGGGAATGGATGTCGCCAATCATCCGAAAGTATTCGTGCGCGGGCGTAACATGGCGGCGATGAGGAAGAACGCCAAGAACGCGCCGAAGGTGTTACGCGCAAAAGACCGCCCGCTTGCAAACGATTTCCTAGACGATGAAGCGTTCTCAAAGCTGTTGCTGTCGTGGTTCGGCAACATAACCCGCGTGCTTGAGCCCGGCAAGTCGTTCTACATCTGGGGCGGGTATTCCAATATCTACAACTATCCGAACGCTTTGAAGGCCTGCGAGCTTTATTTCAGCCAGATGATTATTTGGGTCAAAGAGCATCCGGTGCTTACCCGTAAAGATTTTATGGGAAATCACGAGTGGTGCTTTTATGGGTGGAAAGAAGGCGCGGGACACAAGTTTTACGGGCCGAACAATGTGACGGATGTCTGGTCGGTGAAGAAGGTCAACCCGCAGAGCATGGTTCACCTGACCGAGAAGCCTGTTGAGCTTGCCGTCCGTGCCATCAATTACAGTTCGCTCAAGGGCGAGAATGTCCTTGATTTATTCGGCGGGTCCGGTAGCACGCTTATCGCCTGCGAACACACCGCACGCAAGGCGTTCTTAATGGAAATGGACGCCCTATATTGTGACGTCATAGTTAAGCGTTACGAGCAGGTAACCGGCAAGAAGGCGGTGCTTGCCAATGCCTCATAAACCCTTGTCCCCTTGCGCGTACCCTTCGTGCCCTGCGTTTGCAGGGGACGGCGAGCGATACTGTACGGCGCACAAGGTTAAGGCAGACAAGGCGGAGCAGGACAGACGCGGCACGTCAACGCAACGCGGTTACGGCGCACGCTGGCAGAGGTTACGGTTACTCGTTTTAGCACGCGACCCTGTATGCAGGCATCCGGGCTGCGGGCAGTTGTCTACAGACGTGGACCACATAGTCTCGCGCTCAAAAGGCGGCACGGACTCAATGGATAACTTACAGGGGCTATGCCATGAACACCATAGCTTCAAGACGGCGCAAGAGGACGGCGGATTCGGTCGCTACAGGCCGTAGGCCTATCAATTCCTCCCAGCCTGACGGTTATAGACCGGTCTGCGGCTACGCGTAAACGCGTCCATAATTCGCATAGGGGGGGTAGGGGTAAAAATATGCGCGGAAGAAAGGCAATACCGACGGAGATTAAGCGGAAAAAGGGCACTTTGAAGCGGTGCAGGACTAACCCTGCCGAACCCAAGCCCGGACCCGCCAACAGTGAGCCGCCGGAGTTTCTTGACGACGAGGCCAAGGCCAAATGGCACGAGCTTTTCCCCGAACTTTCAGCATTGGGCGTTATCAGCTCCATAGACCGCGACCTGTTCATGCTTTATTGCTCGGCGTATTCCAACTGGAAGCGGGCGAATGACGTCATCAAGAACAACAAACAGGTTTATAAAACGCCCAACGGCGCATATCAGCAAATCCCGCATGTGTCCATAGCTCGGGGCTGGATGCAGATGATGACAAAGCTGGCGGCGGAGATGGGCATACCCGCCACGATGCGCGGCAGGGTGATTCCCAAGGGCGGCGCGGCAGAGGACGAGGACACGGAGTTTTTCGGTTACTAAAACTATGGCACAGGAAACGCTGGATTTTTACTTTGACAAGAAAGCGGCTGCTGCGGCGGTGCGCTTCTTTGAGCGTTACCTTGTGCATATCAAAGGCAAGTGGGCGGGCGAAGCGTTTAGGCTGGAAGGCTGGCAGAAGGACGATATTATAAATCCTCTTTTCGGCTGCAAACGTCCCGACGGTTCGCGGCGTTACCGCACCTGCTACATAGAAATCCCGCGCAAGAACGGCAAATCCAGCCTGTGTTCCGGCATCGCGCTCTATCTTCTTTACGCCGACAGCGAGGCTTCTGCCGAGGTTTACAGCGCGGCGGCGGACACGAAGCAAGCCGCCATTGTTTTCAACGTGGCAAAGGGCATGGCGCTGGCCTCAAAATCGCTGATGTCGCGCGGGCAGTTATATCGCAATTCGATATTTATCCCCCGCACCGCGTCCACCTATCAGGTTTTAAGCGCGGACGCTTACACGAAGCACGGGCTGAACGCGCACGGAATTATCTTTGATGAACTGCACGCCCAGCCTAACCGTGAACTGTGGGACGTATTGGCGACCAGCACCGGCGCACGGAGCCAGCCGCTCACCGTGGCGATAACCACGGCGGGTTTTGACCGCAATTCAATCTGCTGGGAGCTGCATGAATACGCCCGCAAAATCAAAGAAGGCGTTATAGAAGACGATTCGTTCTTGCCGGTTATTTATGCGGCTGACGAGCAGGATGACTGGCGCGACCCGGCGGTATGGCGCAAAGCAAATCCCAATTTAGGCGTCAGCATCAGCGAAGACTATTTGAAACGCGAATGCGCCAAAGCCGGAAATGTTCCCGCCTACGAGAACACCTTCCGGCGACTACACCTAAACCAATGGACGCAACAAGAATCGCGTTGGATACCGATGCAGGCGTGGGAAGCTTCCGGCGGCGAGGTCATAGCCGAAATGCTCAAAGGCAAACCGTGTTACGCGGGGCTAGACCTTTCCAGCACGACGGACATCACAGCTTTGGTTCTTGCATTCCCGATAACCGGCGCGGTGAAGCTGTTGCCATTTTTCTGGATTCCCGCCGACGATTTGCACGAGCGTTCCAAACGCGACCATGTGCCGTATGAACTGTGGGTCAAGCAGGGGCTTATAAACACGACGGCGGGCAATGTGATTGATTACGGCTTCATCGTCACCAAAATAACGGAGCTGCGAAAGCAATACGCGCTTAAGGAAATCGCTTTTGACCGCTGGGGCGCGGCAAAGATTGTCCAAGAGCTTGAAGAGTTAGGCGTTACCGTTGTCCCGTTTGGGCAGGGTTTCGCGTCTATGTCCGGCCCGTCAAAAGAACTTTTAAGGCTGGTGCTGTCAGGCAAACTGCATCACGGCGGCAACCCGGTCATGCGCTGGATGGCGGATAACGCCGTCGTAAAGAGCGACCCCGCCGGAAACATCAAGCCGGATAAATCAAAAAGCACGCAACGGATAGATGGCATAGTGGCGACCGTCATGGCGTTGGACAGGGCGATGCGGCACGGCTCGGGAACCAGCATATACGAAAGCCGTGGGCTGAGGATTATATGAACTGGCTTAAAAAGATTTTAAGAATCGGCGGGCGCAAAATGCAAAGCATGCAACAGTTTTTTGCAGACGTGTTCCTGCCGCTGACGGACACCAACAGCGGCGTGATGGTGAACGAAACGCTGGCATTGAACTTGTCGGCGGTATACGCATGCACACAGGTGATGGCGCAGACAATAGGCTCGTTGCCGTTGCTTGTTTACCAACGCACATCCGACGGCAAAACCCGCGCCATAGACCATCCGCTTTACCGCATTTTGCACGACGCTCCGAATCCGGAGATGACCTCCATGAGCTGGCGGCAGGCGATTCTGCTGCACTTGTGCCTGTGGGGCAACCATTACAGCGAAATAGAGCGCAATTCCGGCGGCGAGCCGGTCGCATTGTGGCCGATAACGCCTTGGCGGGTAGCGTTAAAGCGCGTGAACGGGCAGTTGGTTTACACAGTCGCGCTGGATTCCGGCGTGGTTTCGGTCCCGTTTGCCAACATGCTGCATGTGAAAGGCCTGTCTTATGACGGGCTTTTGGGCCTGCCGCCCATGCGTGCGGCGAAGGAAGCTATCGGGTTAGGCCTCGCGGCGCAGAAATACGCGGCTAAATTCTTCGCAAACGACGCGCGGCCCGGCGGAATCCTTGAGCATCCGGGCCAGTTGTCTGACGAAGCGTCGGCGCGGCTCCGCAAATCCTTTGAGAAAACGCACGAAGGCTTAGACAACAAGTTCCGCGTGGCGGTGCTTGAGGAAGGCATGAAGTTTAACGCGGTGGGCGTGCCGCCGGAGGACGCGCAGTTGCTTGAGACGCGCAAGTTCGGCGTGTCTGAAATCGCCCGGTATTTCCGCATGCCGCTTCACAAGATAAGCGATTTAGACCGCTCAACGAACAACAACATTGAGCAACAGGCGATTGAATTTGTGACGGACACGGTGCGCCCGTGGCTGGTGAATATAGAGCAAGAGCTTTCCATGAAGTTATTTTCGGGCAATTACTTCCCTGAATTTCTGATTGAGGGACTTTTGCGCGGCGATATAAAGTCCCGCTATGAAGCCTACGCAATCGGGCGGCAATGGGGCTGGCTGTCGGCGGACGACATCCGCGAGCGGGAGAATCTCAACAAGCTGCCGAACAAGCAGGGCGAGCAATATCTCGTGCCGCTCAACATGGGTTCAGGCAACGGAGGCAATAATGGACAGGCAATTCAAAATACTGCCGATTGACGGCAGGAAAATCACGCAGGAAAACGGCGTGATGTTTCTTGAGGGCTACGCGAACACCAAGAATCAAGCCGACAGATACGGCGATGTGCCTTCGGTATACAAGGCCAAGCGGGATTATGTCTACGACCTCAAAGAATATCTGAAAAACCCCGTCCTGCTTATAGACCACGTGAACAGCATAGACCATGTGGCGGGTTCGATGGCGGAAATCCGCGAGGACGAGCGCGGGTTGTATTTCAAAGCAAAGTTTTCAAGTTCGGACTATCCCGTCGTGGAACACGCCCGCAAAATCTACACCGAAGGTCACGCGAAGGGCATATCAATCGCGGGCCGGTTCCACTACGAGAACCCGGACGCGCCGAACCAGCTCACGCTCGCCGAGATATATGAGATTTCGCTGGTGGCGGTGCCCGCCGACCCTGACGCGTTGGCGGAGGCGGTAAGCAAGGCAGTGAAATCGCTGGAAAGCGAAAAGACCAAAGGAGGTATCAAGATGGAAAACCAAGAAGTATCAGGCTCCATAGCGGAGCTAAGGAAAACGCTGGAGACGAGGCTGGACGATTGCCTCACCAAGGACAAAGCCGAGAAGCTGATGGAGGACGTGGTGAAGCGTCTGCATCCTCAGCCGTCGGGCAGAATGGTCCCGCCTTCCAGTCCGGAAGAGGTGCTGGAGCGCGCGGAGGCGTTCAAGAACTCGCCGAAGAACACGGCGGAAAAACTGTGGACGAGCGAGTACGGCAGAAAATTCGGCAGCATGCGTAATTTCCTGCTCGCGACGAAGGAACGACACCCGATGCTGGCGGACGCGAAAGCGATTATGAACGAAGGCACGCCCGCGACCGGCGGCTACCTCGTCCCGACCGAGTTTTCATACGAGGTCATCCGGCTCTTAAAAGACGCATCGCCCATCATGCAACTGGCGAACCTGTTGCCGATGTCCACATGGAAACGGCTGCTGCCGCGCCAGTTGACTAGCGTGTCAATCGGCTGGGTGACGGAAGGCGGCACGAAGCCGACGACCAACCCGTCGTTCGGTCAGTTGGAGCAGGTCGCCAAGGTGATGGCGGCGGTAATCAAATGCACGGACGAGTTATTGCGCGACACCGCAATCAACCTGACGGCGTTCCTGTCGGAGCTGATAAGCGAGGCGATGGCGCTTGAAATTGAGCGCATAGCTTTGCTGGGCGACACCGGCGCGGGCGACCCGTTCACCGGCATCATCAAAGCGTCCGGCGTGAATGTCGTCAGCATGGGCGGCGCGTCGGTCAGCTTTGACGATATCGCGGAGCTGATATTTTCGCTCAACGCGGCGAACTCGCAAGGCGCGGCAATGGCAATCAGCAGAACCGGCCTCAAAAAGCTGATGAAGCTGAAAGACAATCAGGGCCAGTACATCTGGCAGCCGCCCGCTGGCACTATCCCGGCGACAATCTGGAATGTGCCGTATGTAATCTGCCCGACAATTCCGGCGAATCTGGGCACGGGCACCGACTGCACCGTTGCGATATACGGACGCTTTAACAGGGC